TACAAGCAAACCGTAAACACTTTCTACAAAAGTTGGTTGACAACGGTATGACGATGGATATTATTCCAGGCAATCATGATGTTGTATATAAGAATACCAACGAACTGTGTTCACTCAAAGAGTTGATGGGTCATTACATGAACAACGTCAACATTGTGATGAAGCCCACTGTTATGGACTATGATGGTTTGAAGTTTGGTTTGATTCCATGGATTAATAACGAAAACTATGCCGAGACCATGAAGTTTGTTAAAAACTGTACTGCCGATATGATTGGTGGGCACTTTGAGTTTGAAGGTTTTGAAATGCATAAGGGTGCGATGAACACTCACGGCATGTCTACCAAAGAATTCGGGCGGTTTGAACTAGTGTTGTCCGGACACTTCCATACCAAGTCGCATAAGGGTAACATACACTATCTTGGTTCGCAGATGGAGTTTAACTGGGGTGATTGTGATGATACTAAGTACTTTCATGTGATCGACACCACTGACCGATCACTGACTCCAGTTGCTAATCCATTAACCATGTTTACGAAAATCATTTACAATGATGATAAAAACGAGTATAATGATTATAACGTCGATGCACTTGAAAATAAGTTTGTTAAAGTTGTTGTGGTTAAGAAAACCAACTTGTATGCGTTTGATCGCTTTATAGATCGTATTCAACAAGTTAACACACATGAACTAAAGATAGCAGAGACGTTTGAAGAGTTCTTGGGAGATTCTGTTGATGATGCAAAAATATCAGTAGAAGATACCACTGAACTATTAGATACCTATGTCCAAGCAGTTGAAACAGATCTAGATAAAGATCGACTGAAAACTATAATGAGAACCCTATATGTTGAAGCGCAAAACGTTTCAATTGTTTAATAATAATATATGCTGAAGTTTAAAACTGTTCGATGGAAGAATTTCTTATCAACTGGTGATGTTTTCACCGAAGTTGCACTAGATCGATCACCGTCTACTCTTATTGTTGGCCAGAACGGTGCTGGTAAGTCAACCATGTTGGATGCGCTGTCATTCAGTTTGTTTGGTAAACCTCACCGAAATATCACAAAACCTCAACTCACCAACTCTATCAATGGCAAGGGTACACTTGTTGAGGTAGAGTTCGACACTGCTGGAGTTCAGTTCAAAGTTGTGCGTGGTATCAAACCTAATAAGTTTGAGATCTATCAAAACGGTGTTATGATTAACCAAGACAGTAACTCTAGGGACTACCAAAAGTTCCTAGAGCAAAATGTGCTTAAACTAAACCACAAATCTTTCCATCAGATTGTTGTGCTCGGTTCTAGTTCTTTTATACCGTTCATGCAGTTGACAACAAATAACCGTAGAGAGGTCATCGAAGACTTGTTGGATATTCAAGTGTTTACTAAGATGAATGTTCTGTTAAAAGAACGCGCATCAAATTTAAAAGAAGACTTGGTACAAGTTAACCATGCACTAGAACTAACTAAGGAAAAGTACGATCTACAGAAACGCCATATCAAAAGCATTGAGAATATTAATCAAGAGCAGATTGATATCAAGACTAAAACAATTTTTGCTAAACAAGATCAGGTTTCTGCACTCAATGAAATGAACAGTAGTCTGAGCGAATTTGTTGCAGATAACTTAGAGTCTGTGACTACTGGACTCGAAAAGTTCAATGGTAAGAAAACAAAGCTAAACAACTACAACTTTCAAATCAAGAGTAACATTAAGAAAGTAGTTGAAGATGCTAAGTTCTATACTGAAAACGATGTTTGTCCAACATGCACACAACCGATCGGTGATGATATCAAGGCAACTAAACTCGCAGATGCTAAGGCACGCGCCGCCGAGTTGAAAGATGGTCAAACTAAGTTGCAAGAGTCTATGCAAGAACTGGAAGAAAAACTATCTGCCGTTGTAGAACTGCAAAATGCAATTGCAGATAATCAGAATTCTATCAATGTGAACAATGCTTCTATTAATGTATTGCAAAAAGATATTAAGGCAACAGTTGCGGAAATAGATTCATTAAGCGATGCATCTGCTGATTTATCTACTGCAAAGGTTGATCTAGAAGAATTAGTTAATGAGAAAGAAGAACTAACTGAAAAGAAGTTACTTCTTAGTGATCAGAAAACTTATCATGATGTTATTTCTGAAATGTTAAAGGACTCTGGAATTAAGACCAAAGTAATTAAACAATACTTGCCAGTAATGAATAAACTAATTAATCATTATCTACAAGTATTAGACTTCTTTGTATCATTTAATTTAGATGAATCATTTGAGGAAACTATTCGTTCGCGTCACCGTGATGATTTTACATACAGTTCATTCTCTGAAGGCGAGAAGCAGAGAATCGATTTGGCATTGCTATTTACTTGGCGGCAAATTGCAAAGATGAAGAATAGTGCATCTACTAACTTATTAGTATTAGATGAAACATTCGATTCTTCATTAGATAATGATGGTGTAGATAACTTAATGAAGATATTGAACACATTAGACGAAGGAACTAATGTGTTTATTATATCACATAAGGGTGAGATTCTAGAAGGTAAGTTCCGTTCTAAAATTGAATTCGTAAAGCAAAATAACTTTAGTGTAATGAAATTAACATGACCGAAGAAAGAATTAAAGAACTACTAACCCAAATGACTGAGTACTTTGGTGGTAGTTTACCTGATCCAGTTGCACATCCAAGAGTATTTGCGTACTATGTAACACTTTTTAGGTACTTTAAAAAAGTGTAGTATTTTTGCAACATCGCTGTTTTTGAGAGATTTATGGTGTATAATACAGCTTGTAACGAAAGAAAAATGATGTCCCAACACACTAATCTCACAATCAAGTCAACAACAGCACGCTTGCTCGCGACAGAAAACATTCAAGTAACTCAGACCAATAGCAAGACTGCATGGTTTGATGTCGAAAAGCGGGTTCTTAACTTACCTCTCTGGGATGTTGAACCTTATGTGTACGACATGCTAGTTGGTCACGAAGTTGGTCATGCATTGTATACTCCGGCTCAAGGTTGGCACGATGCACAGATTGACCTTGGAATCCCACGGTCTTACATCAACGTCGTAGAAGATGCTCGCATTGAAAAGTTGATAAAATCCAAATACCCCGGATTGGTATATACATTTACTCGTGCATACTCATGGATGCACGATGAAGACTTTTTCAAAATACAGAATCGTGATCTACATACAATGAAGTTGATCGATCGTATCAACTTACATTTTAAATTAGGCGGTTCTATGAAAGTTCCGTTCTCTGACATTGAATTCCCATTCATTGATAAGGTTGCACAATGTGACACCTTCGAAGATGTAGTGCGAGTATCTACAGAAATACTTAATTTCTGGAAAGATAATAAGGAAGAAATTCAAGATCAACTGGAAGGTATGGGTTCTTCATCCGCCGCTGATGATGAATATGACGACTTTGATGATGATTATGACTTTGAAGAATCTGACGGTTCTGGTGACGAGAGTGAAGATTCTTCAACTGATGTAGACCCATCCCCTGATGAAGCAGCAGCATATGATGATAATCGTGCTACTGCTAGTTCTGGAGGTAATACTACCCCTCCTGAAGATTCTCCTGATGATATTTCTGATACTGATGAGGCACAACGCAGTTCTGAACATCGCATGTTGAATTCAGAATCTGGTGATATTATCAAGTTGTTCCCAGAATCTATGCTTAATGATATGGTAGTGTCATATAAAGAATATTATGCGTCCGAGCGTAAAGTGTTTCTTTACCGTAGTCGTTTTATGGGATATGACCGATATACTATGGATGATCATGACATTTCTTATCCCATATTTTGCGACAATATATTTAAGATTTTCATGACAGAAACTAATAGAGCAGTTTCATATATGGCAAAGGAATTTGAACAGAAGAAGGCTGCGTTTCAGTACTCACGTGCTAAGACATCAACTTCGGGCACATTGAATACATCTGCCCTTTACAAATACAAATTCAGTGAGGATATATTTAAACGCATTACTACTCTTGCTGACGCAAAGTCTCATGGCATGATGATATCTATTGATATGTCGGGGTCTATGTCTGATGTTATGATAGATACAGTCAAACAGGCATTAAACCTAGCATTGTTTTGTCGCCGTGTTAACATTCCATTCGAGATGTATGGATACACAGATGGTCGTGAATATAATCCTGCAGAACAGGACGCCAAATTATTAGACGGCACTATTAACCCTTACGATACTAGGTTAACACAGTTCTTCTCACATAAAATGAATAAACGAGAGTTTGATACCGCTGTAAAACAAATATTCATGATGGCATGTGGTATACAGAACACCCATGATAGGTTGGGTTCTACTCCAACTAATGAAGCGTTAATCGCTATTTCATATCTGCTGAAGCGGTTTCGCAAGGCGACCGGAGTACAGAAGATGATGAACATTGTTTTGTCCGACGGAGAACCAAACCGAACATCTGCTATAGGGTTTTCATACTATAGGTCTTCTCGCGGTACTCTTTTACAAGTATCTCCAACCAAGTTCGTAAAGCTCAATAATGTTCAGAATGATCTTTCTGTGAAATTGCTAGAGTATATTAAGAAGGAATGCGATGTAACTAATTTCGGTTACTTTTTGGGTGATAGTCATAGTATGAAAATGACTATTATTCGATTGAGCGAGGGTTCTTACGATGAAACCGCTCGTATTAAATCCGAGATCCGTAAACATGGTTCTATCACTATGGACAACGCTCTAGGATACGACCGCTATGTGGTTATTCGCAATAAGTCCTTTTGTATTGAAGATGGTGCGTTCGAGGTCGCTGAGGACGCTAATAAGTCTACTATTGCCCGAGAATTCTCTAAGTTTACTAAGGGTAAACGCACAAGCCGAGTTCTGCTGGACAAATTCGTACAGTGTGTGGTGTAAAAACAACAAAACCCTACTACAAATAGGGTTTACACTTGCGTTTAACTTGAAATGATGTTATACTAACAGCAGTGAGTGGGAAAATGTTCTCATACTATATTATGGAGTTTTTATGAATCTCGTCGCATCTGAAGTGCTTGCAGAAACCAAAGCACGGTTCCCTAATCAAGAGGTGTTCTCCCGTAGTGAAATACATTTCACCGGCCGTGATATGGGATATTCCGCTTATAAGTTCAAAGAACTGTTCAGTGATACATATAAAGTCAGCCATGGCAAATATTCATTTGAGTTAAATGAATTTAAAGATGCATCTTCGGTTAAAGTTATGGAGATCCCCGAAAAACAACTACCCAAGAAAGATATGACAACTCAAAAGTCAATTGATGACGGTGATGTATATGTTCCCGCCAAAGACGCATGTTACATTCCATGGGGGAACTTTACAGATGTAACTGAGATTATTAAATCACAGCAATTCTATCCTACTTTCATTACTGGACTTTCTGGCAATGGCAAGACTATGATGGTTGAACAGGCGTGTGCTAAACTGAAACGTGAATATGTTCGTGTACAGATCACTCCAGAAACTGATGAGGATGACCTGATCGGTGGTTTCCGACTGATTAATGGTGAAACCGTATTCTCTTACGGTCCGGTCGTTAAGGCGATGAAGCATGGTGCTATCCTATTGATTGACGAGATCGACCGTGGTTCTAATAAACTGATGTGCCTACAGTCTGTCCTTGAAGGTAAGTCTTTGCTCCTGAAGAAAACTGGCGAAGTGGTTAAACCTGCTGCTGGTTTCAACATTATCGCAACTGCGAACACCAAGGGCAAGGGTTCTGATGATGGTCGTTACACTGCTGCTACTATCCTGGACGATGCTTTCCTAGAACGGTTTGTTGACACCATTGAACAGTCATACCCTAGTGCTAAGATTGAGAAAAAGATCGTCATGAAGCACATGGAAAAGTTCAATAAGATAGATGAAGAATTCTCAGATAACCTTATCACTTGGGCTGAGATTATCCGTAAGACATTCACCGAGGGCGGTGTCGATGAAGTAGTAACTACTCGTCGTCTGTGCCACATTGTGCAGATCTACTCCATCTTCAACGATAAGATGAAGGCGATCACACGAGGTATCGCTCGCTTTGATGAAGATACTAAGGCGGCTTTCGCTGACTTGTACACCAAAGTAGATGCCAAGGCAATTGTCTTTCAACCAGTAACTGAGGAAGATTCTGAAAATAATTAAGAAAACACTTGCAAAACCAACTACTCTATGGTATAATAACCATATCAACTATCTAATGGAGATTACATTAAATCATGAAACTATCTGACAATACCCTAAACATTCTTAAGAACTTCTCTACCATCAATCCTAATTTGGTGTTTAAAGAAGGTAATCAACTTAAGACTATCTCAGTCGCCAAGAACATTCTCGCCACTGCAACCATTGATGAAACCATTCCTAGTGAATTTGGTATTTACGATTTACCTGAGTTCTTGAGTGTTATCGGTTTGATCGAAGACGCAGAACTAGTTATTGGTGATACTAGTGCCAAGATCCGCGGAGACGGTGATTCACTAAACTACTTCTTCAGTGATGTGAGTAACCTTACTACACCACAAAAAGATATCACAATGCCAAAGTGCGAAATCGAGTTTGACTTGACCGAGGTTAGTTTGGGTAAACTGCGTCGTGCTGCATCTACTATGGGTGTGTCTGAGGTGTTGGTTGTTGGTGAAGAGAATGGTGTTGGTATTTCTATTCAAGTAGTTGATACCAAGAATCCAACTTCAAACTCTTATCAACTCGACTTGCCAACAGAAACCGTTGTGCGACCTTCAAACGAATTTAAAATGGTATTCAACATTGGTAACTTTAAGTTCGCCTCTGGCGACTACCGTGGTAAACTAAGTTCTAAACTGATCTCAAACTTCTCGAATACCAATGGTAAACTTGAATATTGGGTCGCGCTAGAAAAATCATCTACTTTTAATCAATAAGGAATCATATAACATGACTACAGACCAAACTACCCCAGCCCCAGAAACAACTGCACCAGAGACTGAATCTGTTGGTGTTTCACTAAACGACATTGCTCTTGCAGTACGCATTGTAGACCTCGCCAGTGAGCGCGGCGCATTTAAGGGACCAGAGTTGAGTGCTATCGGTACATGCCGCGATCGCCTGGCTGCATTTGTAAAAGCAAATGCCGCCGCGCCTGCTGAGCCCCAAGAACCTGTCTCTGAGTAATACATAGGAAAATTATATAATGTCCGTAGTGAATACCAATGTCGCGAAGATCCCAACGGATCCCGCTGAGCGCAAAAAAGTTATGGGAGCACTGATGGAAATCAGTGCATCTATGACGAGGATGGAAGCAGAACGCGATCTGATTAAATCTATCCTCGAACGTATGGAAGACGAGTTTGAAATTCCTAAGAAACCTGGACGCAAGTTGGCGAAGATCTACCACAAGCAGAACTTCTCCGAGGTCAAGGAAGAACAGGAAGAACTTGAAACTCTGTACGAAACCATCGTGGGATAATCCACAAATTTATCATTCTATATAAGGAAACCCTGAAATGACTAAAACATCTAACCTACACACTGCACTGAAATCAGGTGCTAACATGACTGCAAAGCAAATCTCTGCCCAGTTCAAGATCAAGAACGCCCGCGAGGCAGTTCGCTCACTGCGCGAGTCTGGCGTATGTATCTATGGTAACCCCGCTGTGATGAGCGACGGTACTAAGACAACCAAGTACCGAATTGGTACTCCTACTAAGGCAATGGTTGCCGCTGCTTACGCCTCTGTTGGTGGTGAATTGTTTACTGGCTAATTAAATAGTAGTTTACTTTTGAATGGGAACATGTTATAATGATACATGTTCCCTTTTTATATTATGGAGATAGATTATGAGCGTAAAAGAATTTCTCTGGGTTGAAAAATATCGACCAAAAACCATTGAAGATTGTGTGCTACCCGAGCATATCAAGAACACCTTTCAAGAGATCGTTAACACTGGTGAGATGCATAACATGTTACTTTGTGGTACGGCTGGTCTAGGTAAGACTACCGTTGCTAAGGCATTGTGTAATGAGTTGGATCTAGACTACATGATGATTAACGCTTCTGAGGATGGTAACATTGACACACTACGCGGCAAGATCAAACAGTTTGCATCAAGTGTATCATTGCAGGGCGGTTACAAAGTTGTTATCCTAGATGAGGCAGACTACCTTAACGCACAGTCAACTCAACCAGCACTACGGGGTTTCATTGAAGAATTCTCAAACAACTGTCGTTTCATTATGACATGTAACTTCAAGAACCGCATTATTGAACCACTTCATAGTCGTCTTGCTGTTATTGAATTCAACATTGCAAAGAAGGATACGCCTCCATTGTTGATGAAGTTCATGAAACGACTTAAAGTTATCCTAGACACTGAAGGTGTTAAATATGATGACAAGGTACTTGCCGAGGTTATCATGAAGTTTGCTCCTGACTGGCGTCGTGTTATCAATCAATGTCAGAACTATGGTAAGACAGGTTCGATTGATAGTGGTATGTTGTCTTGGATGAACAACTCATCGATCGACCCGTTGATCAAAGCACTAAAGGATAAAGACTTCAAGAAGATGCGTCAATGGGTTGCTGACAACATGGACTCTGATGCGTCTGCTATCTATCGCAAGATCTACGACAGTTTGTACGACCATATCCAACCTCAGTCTATCCCTCAGGTGGTGGTTACTATTGCTGATTATCAGTACAAGGATGCATTTGTTGCAGACCATGAACTGAATACTGTTGCATGTATGACAGAGTTGATGGTTTCCACTGAGTTCAATTAATATGCTTACTAAGATAGCAAGCCTATATAAAGATAATGACCCAGAAGTATTCTCTAAGGTATACCTTAACGAAATCACAGGATACTACGAAGTTCATTATTACGATGAGACAATTAAAGAAGAACCTCCCGTGGGATTATTCACTAAGTATTTGCAAGCAATAGAATCAGCAAGGGAGTGGACAATATGAGCCTTAGTCCGTTTGATTATACCAATGCAATCAACATGACCAAAGAAGATATCATGGTGGATGACCTTGCTGAAAAGGCATATGCTCCATACATGGTTAATCGTTCGTTGTCGTATTTTATGGATACTGTATTACTTGCTAACGAGATGAATACTCGCCACCGCACAGACCATAAGTTACAGTTTTCTTTTTTACTAAATAGTATTCGTAAGGGTAAACGTTTCTCTAAATGGGCGAAACCTATGTTACCTGATGACATTGAAGTGGTCAAAGAATACTATGGATACAGTAATGATAAAGCCAAAGTTGCATTGACCCTTTTGAGTGAAGAAGAATTAAAAGAACTTAGAATGAGGGTATATAAAGGTGGAACTAGAAAACTACGAAATTAAAGGATGGACTGCCGCTTCAATGCTGGAAGTTACTTTGAATGAACCAGATGATTTTTTGAAAGTGCGGGAGACTCTAACTAGAATTGGGGTTGCATCACATAAAGAAAATAAGTTATTCCAGTCATGTCATATCCTACACAAACAAGGGCGATACTTTATCGTTCACTTTAAAGAACTGTTTTTACTTGACGGTAAACCAAGTACTTTGATGTTGAATGATATACAGAGACGAAATACAGTTGCCACATTGTTGTCTGATTGGGGTCTTATCGACATCACAGATAATGAGATGGTTAAGGACAAGGCACATCTGCGTCAGATAAAGGTTATATCACACAAAGATAAACACCAATGGGAGTTGTCTCCAAAATATAATATCGGATCTTCTAGACGCAAGCCTGCATAGAATAAATACTATTGAGGGGATAGTATAAAACTCCTCAACTTTACTGATATGCCTTATTGGGTATCAGACATAACTTAACTCGCTTTTAAGGAGAATAAAGCATGACTTATCTAAATAGTCCACTCGGACACGACCTATTCGAACGCTCACGCAAATATCACGTCGGCATCGAACAGCAACTAGATCGTATGTTACGCCAGGCGTCTACCGCCCAAGGCACTCTAACAACCAACTACCCTCCATACAATATCTATCGAGATGGCGACAACTATCGCGTAGAAATTGCCGTGGCTGGTTTTAAGAGAAGTGACATTGATATAGAACTAACTGAAAACATGTTGACCGTAACTGGAAAGATCGAGCAGAAAGGTGAAACTGTAGACGTCATTCATCGAGGCATCGCTTCTCGTGAATTTTCTCGTTCGTTTGTACTCGGTGAAAACATCATTGTTAAAGGTGCAGACCTACAGGATGGTATGTTGTTTATAGATATGGTTCATATCGTGCCAGAAGAAAAGAAACCTCGTAAGATTGAAATTGGTTTATCTGAAAATAAACCTGAATTATTGAACGAATAATTCTATATTGGGGTTAACCCTAGTATAAATACTTTATGAAGGAGAACGGGACTGCTCCATAATTCAGTCCCATCACACTACACACAGGAGTACAATATGTACACACTAAAAGCTGTTGCGCAGCACAATGCAAAATTCGTTGATTCCTTTGTAGAATTAAAAATCGTTGGGTGGAAATCCTACGAGTCTGCAATGAATTCATACACATATGGATTTTTCAAAGATACATTGACAAAACAAACTCAATTGGTTGAGAAGTTTGCTGATGGTATCAAATCGGTTAATGTTAAACTAATAGATTCTATCTAAGGAATATTATCATGGCAAATAAAAACCCCTTTGAAATTCGTACTGAAATGCTCCAAATGGCTAAAGACTATATGGACCGTACTTGGGAAATGAACTATATGTTTACCCAACAACTTTTTGATGAAGGTAAGAAAACTGCAGAAGACATGCAAGATGCATTAAAACCTTATTCAACAAAAGAGTTGATGGAAAAGGCTACAGAATTATATTCTTTCGTATCAAAGAAGGACTAATACTATGTGGCCAGTAAGCGACGAAGAATGGGAAGCATGGTTTAATCAACCATCTGCTTAACTAATACGAATCCCGAGTGATCCTCAGGATTTTTAATGTGCATATCTTACGAGGATAAAATGCTAAAACTAATAACAAAAATTTTCAACGCCCTAGAGTGGGTACTAGATCAAATGTCTCCAGATTTTGTTCATATGAACCGTAAACAGATTGACAACTACCTTGGTCAGTCAGAGAATCTTGCAGAACTAGAAACCCGCCAACGTGAACTAATGCGCAGAGGTGTTATATGATACAGAAGATACTAGATATCATAGAGGCTATCGGTCGTAGGCGTGCCGCGAGAGAATTATACCGTCTAGGTCATCATAAAATTGCATCAGACCTCTTGAACAGATAATACTTTACATAAATATGATAGTATGGTATAATAAGGAATGTTATGAAACTACTATCAATGGATACAGTAATACGAGGGAACTGGAAAATTCGCGCTTCCATAGTGCAGAATGAACAGATTCTCATTTGTATGTTTAATACTTGGACTTTCGAGACAGTAGTACGCGCATTCACCGATGAGTTGAATGCTAACTTGATGATAGAATATATTCTACATAAAAATTTATTAAAGGATGGATACGATGAATGATGTGAAACTGGTGCGAATTACTTCTGGTGAAGAAGTATTGTGTACCATTATTAAAGACGAAGCCGCTGACTATATTACAATCGCACAACCTACTATTATTATTCCAACGCAGGACAGGAGCATCGCTCTAGCACCGTGGATGCCCTATGCAAAGACTGATAAGATGGACATTAGTCGCTCGGCAATTGCGTTCATTATTGAACCAGTAGAACAACTTGCCACGCAATATAATGAGATCCACTCTAAGATCCTAGTACCAAACCAGAAAATCATAACATAACATTTATGATTATGATCCATAAGGCTGTTGTTATAATGTAACATAACAGTTGCGTTATAACACCTTTTATGTTATAATGATTATATTATGTTAGAAGGTGAATGATGCGATTTTATACCAATGTAGGGCGATACGGTAACTCTATTCTGTATCGTGGTTTTGATGACGGCAAACGAGTAACTACCAAAGTTCCGTTCTGCCCGACTCTATATGTTCCAGACCGCAATGGTGACTGGAGCACCTTAGATAATCAAACTGTATCACCAATGCAGTTCGAAGACATGAAGTCTGCTAAAGAGTTCATGACCAGTTATGAAGATGTAAACAACTTTACCATCTACGGTAATAGCAACTTCATCGCACAGTACATTCACGACAACTTTCCTGGCAGTGAAATCCCATTTGACCCATCACTAATCAATGTCTGTACAATTGACATTGAGGTACAGTCTGATGATGGATTTCCTCAACCCGAAGAAGCAAAGTATCCAGTCACCGCAATCGCAATCAAAGACAGTGTCCGTGATACTTACTACGTCTGGGGTACGGGTGAGTATGATGTGTCTAAGTCTGAACTGCCTGGAATTATTGTAAAGTACACACGATGTACAGACGAAGTTCATTTGTTGAAGTTGTTCCTCACGCACTGGAATACTCCACACCTCACACCAGATGTTATCACAGGTTGGAACATCCGTGGGTTCGATGTACCATACTTGGTTAACCGTTTGAGCGTGTTGTTTGGTGAAGATATCGCCAAGAAACTATCCCCTTGGAAGATGATCAACGAACGAGTTGTTACTATCAAAGGTAAGAAGCAACAGATGTTTGACTTGGTTGGTATTCAACAGATGGACTATCTTGAACTGTTCTTGAAGTTCGGTGTTCAGACATATGGTAAACAAGAATCCAACAGACTTGATCACATTGCATGGGTTATCCTAGGTGAGCGCAAACTTGCATTTGATGGTAACTTGCATACATTGTACAAGACAGATCACCAGAAGTTCATTGAGTACAACATTAAAGACGTTTACTTGGTTGATCGCATTAACGATAAGACTGGCTTGATGCAGCTTGCATTCACACTGGCTTATAAGGGTGGAGTTAACTACAATGAGACACTAGGCACTACTGGTATTTGGGATACCATTATCTACCGTCAGTTGAGCGCCAAGAAGGTTGCGATTCCACCAAATAAACACACCGCCAAGGAAGAGTATCCGGGTGCATATGTTAAAGAACCTATTCCTGGTAAGTATGATTGGGTAGTTTCCTTTGACTTGAACTCACTATATCCTTCTATCATTATCCAGTTGAACATGGGTCCAGACACTATATCAGATCATGTTACATCGGGTGTTGACGTTGATTCGTGTCTTGCCGGAACTAATGCACCAAACGAACTACCTGGAACTGCAATGAGTGCATATGGTATTCACTTCAACACTGCTGAACAGGGTGCGTTACCCGAGATTATCGATGGTTACTACAAAGAACGAGTAACCATTAAGCGAAAGATGTTGGATGCTAAACAGGCAAAGCAACATTTGTCGGGTAGTGATGCTGATGAAAAGTACCGCATCGAAAAAGAGATATCGCAGTATGATAGTCAACAGATGGCGATTAAGATTCTACTCAATTCACTTTATGGTGCGATGGGTAATCAATGGTTCCGTTACTATGACAATCGTATCGCTAAGTCAATTACATTGTCCGGTCAGTTAACTATTCGCTGGGCAGAACGCGCCGTGAACGACTACATGAACAAGATTATGGGTAGTACAGATGTTGACTATGTCGTCGCAATGGACACTGACTCTTTGTATTTGAACTTCGGACCCTTTGTTAAGAAGTATCTTGGTGATGCACCTGAAACACAAAAAGCGGTTAAGTTCCTTGATGCAGTATGTGAAGAAAAGTTTACTAAGGTACTTGAATGTTCTTTCCAACAATTGTACGACAAGATGGGTGGTTACGAGAACCGCATGGTTATGAAACGCGAAGGTATCTCTGATAAAGGTATCTGGGTTGCCAAGAAACGCTATATACTAAATGTATGGAACAATGAGGGTGTTCAATACAAAGAAGCAGACTTGAAGGTTATGGGTATTGAGGCAGTTAAATCGTCTACTCCACAAGTGTGTCGTGATAAGTTTATGGATGTATTTAAACTACTGATCGATGGTGACGAGCGTGATGTGCGTACATTCGTAGATAACTTCCGTGATGAGTTCCGAGCATTGCCTCCAGAGAAAGTATCATTCCCTCGTGGTGTTAGTGATGTTATCTCTTGGGCAGATCGCGCAAGCATCTACAAGAAAGGTTGCCCAATTCATGTTCGTGGTAGTCTGCTATATAATCATCATGTTAAGAAACATGGTCTTGAAAAGCAATATGAGATGATTAAGAATGGTGAGAAGATTAAGTTCTGTTACTTGCGTATGCCAAACCCCATTGGTGAAAACATCATATCATACTCAGAGCAGTTCCCCGAAGAGTTGGGGTTGTTGAAATATATCGACAAAGACAAGCAATTTGATAAAACATTTAAAGACCCTCTTAACGCAATTATGGAAGCGATTGGATGGTCTCTAGAAGATAAAAACACACTTGAAGATTTTTTTGGTTGAAAGTTATATAATGTATTCAGAAATTTTAGAATTTGATCCTGCTACTCAAGAATATACAACTAATATGATCTGTATAGATCGTATAGAAAAGACCCCTGATGGTTCTATTGAGCTTGCTATGACTATTGATAAGATGAACCATGATAGTCTGAAGCGCAAGGGGTTCTATCGCAAGTTCTTAGAGAACCCTGATAACATTTGGATTGGATAATGAATATGTACACACCCTATAATCTTCAAGACGTATTAGAAGCGTCTAATCAGAATAAGTTTAACGTGATATCAACATTTGCTGGCGGTGGTGGTTCTTCTACTGGATACCGTCTCGCAGGTGGTAAGATACTATGTGTGAACGAGTTTGTTGAACAGGCTCAACGCACATATGCGGAGAACTACGCCGATACACCAATTCTACCTGATGACATAAAAAAACTTTCTGGTAAAGATTTCATGTCTATAGCGAATATACAACCAGGCGAACTTGATATCTTTGATGGTTCGCCTCCATGTTCTGCTTTCTCTGTATCAGGTAAGTTATCACACACCAAGGATGGTAAACATTCTGACGGTTGGGGCAAGACCAAGAAATACTCTGATGGTATGATGGTCGAAAATATCGAGGACTTGTTCTTTGAGTTTCTACGCATCGCTAATGAAATTAAACCTAAAGTCATCATCGCAGAAAATGTCAAGGGTTTAACTATTGGTGAAGCGAAATCATATTTCAATAAAATCCAGAACACATTTGGTGAAATTGGATACGATGTATGTGCTCACGTGTTAGACAGTAGGTATTATGGCGTATCGCAGACTAGGTCAAGGGTTATCTTCATTGGTGTCAGAGAAGATATCAGCGAAGCGTTGGGACTAAGTATATTAAACATTGGAAACATATTTCCTGATCCAACTGCATATACTATCCCCCTTAAAGACGCATTAGTTGGTTTGGTGTATGATCCTGATGAGGTTGAGTTGTTAACCAAGAAGTTTTCTGCAACTGCATATTGGAAACAGACTGGTTCTCTAATGCCCTTGGACCCACCAAAGGTATTGAGCGGAATGGATTATCATCCAAAGGGGCATCACTTTAACCTAAAGCGAGTTTCGCAATACGCACCAGCACCAACACTAACCGCTCTTGGTAGTGGTGACGGTACTGCCGGAGCATTCCACTGGAACGAACCTAGGAAACTAACTCTTGGTGAGTTGAAGCGTATTATGTCATTACCAGATGACTATAAATTAACTGGTACATGGAATCAAAAGGCAGAGCGCATTGGGCGCATGGTTCCTCCGTTAATGATGAAATCAGTAGCGAGTTCTGTCTACGAAAGAGTATTAAACCCATATAAGGAATTACATAATGGCTGATTTTACATTTGCACACCGTGAAGAAGGTTTCGATGAACACATTGAAAACTCTATCCGAGGATATAGCAACCTACTAGAAGATGTTATATCTTTGTCTAGATACTTTGTAGAAGACAATACTAATGTTTACGACATTGGGTGTTCTACTGGTAAGTTGACTGAACGCATGTTGGAATCTAACATGGACTTTTGCAAGAATGCAACCTACATTGGAATCGAGATTGCCGAGGGGTTCTATAAAGATATGGATAACCGTAGCACTTCATTGAATGATAAGTTCCCTTGGTCTAATGTTGAGTTCATTAAAGATGATGTACGAGAAGTCGTGCTAGAAAATGCTTCTTTGGTTACATCTATCTTTACTTTACAGTTTATGCGACAACAAGACAGGCAGGGAATGGTTCATCGTATTTACGATAGTTTGAACGAAGGTGGTGCATACATCTTCTCTGAGAAAACCATTTGCGAAAATGCCCGTCATCAGGATATGCTTACTTTCAACTACTATGACTACAAGCGTAAGTCTTTCACCACAGAAGATATCATGGACAAAGAGCGTACACTACGCCCCATGATGAAACCTAATACATGGAGTGAGATTGAGAACATGTTACACACAGCAGGTTTCCGAGAAATACAACCATTCTGGCGCAACTATATGTTCGTCGGCGCAATTGCTTTAAAATAATATGTTAGAAACTATTTGTGAAGTAATGGTAGACGCCTATGAGCGTAATTGGATCACCAGTCGTGATGGTAATGTAAGTATTCGTCACCACGACCGTGATCACTTTTACATTACTCCTTCGGGTGTTCGCAAGCAGACTCTACAACCCGATCAGTTCAAGAAGATTGAGATTGTAAGTGGTCTAATGTGGCGTGAAGAATCTTACACTGACATCAGTTCAAATCTAAAACCATCTGGTGAGATTCCTCTACATTTTGGTCTACAGAAGAATATGGGACAGCACAGCAATGATGTGCGAGTAGTAGTGCATGTACATCCTACATATTGTATCGCCGCTATGCATGCTGGTATTGACCTAAGCACAATTAGCGATGCGTTTCCAGAGTTGAACCGTTACACCCGAGTTGGTAAAAATGTTGGTGATGTACCACCAATTAGTCAACAACTTGCTGATGAATGTTTTGAAAGTTTTCAACTTGATAAAGATGGTAATATTGGTTTTGATATTATAGGTATCAAGGGTCACGGTGTTGTTGCGGTGGATACAAGTCCATGGCGAGCGTATGAACACATCGAACGATTAGAACACATTTGCAAGATTGTACTTGCGTCAGGAAAATATTAAATGTTAGTTAATATAAGAAACTATTGGAATCTATTACCAGATTTTAGCCTAAGCCATATTCTGCTGCGTATCCCACTAGCGCTGATCTTTATTCAGCAGGGTTTAAGTAAAATGCCGTTCGATCCTGCTGGCGGTGAAGCATTTGGGTTACCAGCATTGATATGGTGGGTAGTTGTATTTGGAGAAATTGCTGCTGGTATAGGACTTTTATTAGGCGCACTAACCACACTGCCAGGACTGCGGGACAACTATGTTGTGGCAGTGACTGGCGACTTGATCACACGATTCTGCGGCATCACCATGTGCTGTATTGCAACCGGAGTGATTTGGGTAGTAATCAGACCTGACGATCTGCTGACATTTGTAATGACCGACTACATGCACTTTTCTTTGTGGTGCGGTGGACTATATTTTGCCTTGCGTGGCAACTGGGCCGTAGCTACTAGAATTAAATCTGTATAACAAATACGGATATATACAGTATGACAAAAATAAATCGACAAGAAGACAACAACACAGCGCATGAACCTGCAGAAGAAAAAGATGTAACCGAAGCGATAGTGCATATAATGCACATTGCTTTGCCTGTTACCGGCGTTATTTTAATTTTCTTAATGGCATTTATTGCTGTGTTCATGGCATAATGTTTGATGATTGAAAAGATTGCAGCATCAAATCTAGCGGACCAATTATTAAGTATAAGTAAAAATTAAAGGCATGTGTAAAAACGTCGCCTTAACCAACAGAAATACTATTATGCAAAAGACTCTGATCTAATGGACCAATTAACAATAACCGAAGCAGCATTTGTAAAAATACAAGATCTTCTTGCTGAAGAAAATAATCCTGAAATTAAACTTAGAACTTTCGTTCAAGGTGGTGGATGCAGTGGGTTCACTTATGGATTTACATTAGATGAAGTGCAGAATGATGACGACTTCACAATAGAACGCGAGAATGTTACTGTTCTAATTGATGCCATGAGTATGCAATATTTAGTTGGATCGGTCGTCGATTATAAAGAAGACTTGCATGGCAGCAGCTTCAGTATTTCTAATCCAGGTGCTACAAGTACATGTGGGTGCGGCAGCAGTTTTTCAGTTTAATATAAGAGGATAACATAATGGCATATTCAGCAGCAGTAGTTGAGCACTACGAAAATCCACGCAATGTGGGAAAGTTCGAAATAGACGAAACCATTGGCACCGGAATGGTTGGCGCCCCCGCTTGTGGTGATGTGATGAAGTTGCAAATCAAAGTCGTAGACGATGTTATCACTGATGCGCGTTTCAAAACATATGGGTGCGGCAGTGCTATCGCAAGTTCAAGTTTAATTACCGAAATGGTTAAGGGTATGACCCTTGATCAGGCGGCCGCCATCAAGAACAGTGAACTGGCAGAAGAACTTGCACTCCCTCCAGTTAAAATTCACTGTAGTATTTTGGCAGAGGATGCTATCAAAGCAGCAGTCGCAGACTACAGATCCAAACATGATAACACTAACTGAAGTTGCAGCCAACAAAGTTAAAAAACAACTAGACAAGCGAGGGTTTGGCTTAGGTATTCGCCTTGGCGTAAAAACTACTGGATGCAGTGGACTAGCATATGTGTTAGAATTTGTTGACTCTGTAAATTTCTCCGAAGATACTGAAATTACCTCCAATGGTATCACAGTAGTGATAGATCCAAAATCCTTGGTGTATATGCAGGGACTGGTGGTTGATTATGTTCGAAATGGACTCAATGAAGGATTTGAGTTCAGGAATCCCAACGAGCGTGATCGTTGCGGTTGCGGAGAAAGTTTTAGAATATGAAGATAGGGTACAATAGAAATTTCTGGAATGATCTAGATTTAACACAACAATACAATATAAGATGACAAACAAAAAAGTAGCAGTTGTTGGTGCAGGAATATCTGGTGTATGTGCAGCGTATTACCTTGCACGAGCAGGATATCAAGTCACGGTGTATGACGCAGAGCGCTATCCCGCCATGCGAACTAGTTTTGCCAATGGTGGTCAGGTATCAGTTAGCAATAGCGAAGTTTGGACAACATGGAGTAATGTGTTCAAGGGTATCAAGTGGATGTTTCGCAAGGATGCTCCTTTGCTTATTAAACCCAGTTTTGAATGGGCTCGTATCAAGTGGATGATCAAGTTCTTATGGACAACTATGCGAGGTAGTGCAGATGCAAACACTGCGGAGACTATCCGCATGGGACTAGAAGCACGAGCATTGTACAAAGACATCATTGCAGAAGAAGGATTGGAGTTTGATCAATCCAGCAGTGGCATCCTACACTTCTATAAGAATCCAGAATATCTACAAAACGCACACAATGTAAAAGAACTGTACAACGCAAATGGATGTTCTTGGGATATGCTAGGCGAAATGCAAACCAAATCAATGGATCCTGCACTGGCACAAATTAGTGGTATTGTAGGCGGTGCATGGACTGGTGAAGACTGGACTGGTGATATACACAAGTTCTGTACTGAATTATGTAAGGTGTTAGAGACAAAGTATGGTGTGGAATTTAAATTTAACACTGAGATTAAAGACGGTTATGAACTAGCACTATACGATAAAGTTGTTGTTAGCAATGGCGTTGGTAGTACTGCACTTGCTAAACTGATTGGCGATAGCATTGATGTGTATCCAGTTAAGGGATATAGTATTACTATCAACGCCAGTGATGATGATATGAAGTATGTACCAAAGGTTAGTCTATTAGATGACGAGGCAAAGATTGTTACCAGCACACTGGGAAACCGATTACGTGTTGCGGGTACTGCCGAACTTGCTGGAGAAGACTATGACATTAGGCGTGATCGCATTGAACCCTTGTTGAATTGGGTACACACTAACTTTCCCAATATCAATACCAGTGACTACACACAATGGGCATGTTTGCGTCCTATGGCACCAGACATGATGCCTATCATCAAACAAAGCAAGGTTGACAGCAGAGTATTTTACCATACTGGCCACGGTCACTTGGGTTGGACACTAAGTCCTGCAACTGCTAAGAAATTAGTGATGATAATATCTGAATCTTAACCATTGCAAAACCCGTAGAAATATGGTATAATACTACTTTACATTAAGGATATACTATGACAAAAAATGTTGATTTGAACCAATACAGTAAATTCGTTGAACAAGTTACTTCAGAAGAGAGTAACAGTGTCGACCACTTTGGTCGCCGCTTAAAAGAACTAGCAGATGTTAACGATGGGTATAATTTCTCACTGTTAATGACCGCCGCTATTGGTATGGCGGCAGAGACTGGCGAGTTCTGCGAACTTCCTAAAAAGATTCTGTTTCAAGGTAAACCCTTTGATGAAGAAACTATATTCCATATGAAGCGCGAACTAGGTGATGTCATGTGGTACTGGATTAATGCATGTCGTGCGCTCAATCTAGACCCTAATGATGTGGTTGCCGAGAATGTGCGTAAACTAGAATCTCGTTATCCAGGTGGGTCATTTGATGTGTTCCAATCCGAGAACCGCAAATCTGGAGACCTATAATACATGGACTCGTATGATCTTTCCGGAAAACTCCTAGATTCATGGAGAAAAGTTATGTCCAATCAAATTGAATCTGCATCGATAAATAAACAGTATCCTAAAATCCATACTTATGTTACAATGGACGATATGGGTAGGCGCAGAGTAATAGGTTGTAGGGTTGAAGGCTCTGATATTATATTAGATGTAGAAGGAAAGTAAAATGGTTAGAGTAGTAATAGCACCAACTAAATTTGATGCAGAACATGTGATTGGTCAGTTCATTGACGAATCTCATTACGACGAGGTTATCGATGAAGACTGCGATTTCTATGCTCCAACACCATACGGCGAAGATCCGCATGATGAAAGTCGACTGATCTTCAAGTTTCGTAAGAACGCATTCACTTCTAAAGAATACGTCGATGCATATATCGGATTGGTTGATGCTGCCCAACCACAAACTAATCGTGGTCTTGCTGCTGGCCCTCGTGGTGAAACCGTTGGCGCCCGTGACTTTGTCAAAGCAGTAGAGTTTGATATTCTCAAGTACTTTATGGAAGACAAGACTTCTGCACTGTATGAAGATGAGATGTCTGATAGTGAACATATCAACCGAATTATCCGCAACCATGAATCCGGCGAAAATAAGGAAGACACTCGTGGTGTAGTCTGGCGACGAGGTGGTATTGAAGAAGATGGTCTTGAATATGGTAAGTGGTTTAAGCATTGGGTAGAACAGATGTGCGCACTACCAAAGAGCCAACAAGTAGAAAGGGCAAAGGACATCTATGATCGATACATTTCTGACACTTCTTATGCTGCTGCTGTTAACAGCGGTGTTGCTGGTTACTATGATCGTTATCCTAGGTTTCCTTACGGGCGTGTCACTTCTTATAGTTTGGCAAATCCTAAGTGGACAATGGCATTACCTTACCTCAAGAAACTTAATCAATACTTTAAAGAATTAGTCCCAGGAAAGTACGCTGCTCAAAAACATGTTGCTGATCAATTAGACCCCAAGTTCTTGGTAGAGGATACCGTGTTTACTACTATCACGGTTAACAAGAATTTCCGAACCGCAGCGCACCGAGACGCAGGTGATTTGCGCACAGGTTTCTCGAACCTCGCGGCACTCACCGGCCCTGATAATAAAGGTTGGACAGGTGCGTATCTTACATTCCCAGAGTTTAGGGTCGCTGTTAATGTACGCCCCGGAGATTTGTTATTGGTTAACAACCATGAAGGCATCCATGGAAACTCTGCTATCACTTCCCCCATCGAGGAATCTGACCGTTGTACATTGGTATGTTACTTCCGTGAGAACATGATGGAACTAGGTTCATGGGAATATGAGCACATCCGTAAAGACTTTGTTGAAGGTCGCAGATTGAATAAAGAACATTCAGAATGGCGTGCTGGTTGGAATGGAGTTTCTCCTAGTATGTTCTCGTCTAAAGAATGGTATGGCTATTGTGCTGAACGAGGTGGTGTAGATATGTTGAACAAATATCATCCCAAAGCAAATGAGGTTAAATCATCACTGGAGGAATTTTTCTGATATGATTATTACTATTCCTACTCTCATGCGTGAGGATAATCAGAAGTGTTTTAACAATATGCCACAATGGGTAAAGGATATGACCGTCCTTGCTACTCGTAGTGATCGTGTCGATGAGTTACGGAAACACAACCCATCTGCAACTATCGTCGATTTAGGTATGACCGAAGGTATTGCGGATGTTCGCCAGCGACTGCTTGATTACGCCAAGGATGAAAAGGTGTTGATCGTTGACGACAGTTGTGTGTTTATGCAGCGTGACAGTGAATTGAAACTATCTGAGATCACAGAAGATGGTTGGAAAGACATGTTGCATATGGTTGAAACAATGTTAGATGAGTACCCTTGGGTTGGTATTAGTGATCGTGGTGGCAACAATCGAGTTCCAGAGGACTTCAAAGAAATTACCCGTTCATACTCTTGTTATGGTATCAATCCCGTCACTATGCGTGGACATGGAGTTAGGTTTGATGGTATGTATCAAAAGAACAATGAGATCAAACTGTATGAAGATTTCTACGCAACATTGTCTCTATTAACCAAAGGCGTGAAAAATGCAGTCATCTTTAAGTATGCGTTTAATCATCCTCATGGTAAGCCTGGCGGTAACTCGGTGTTCAGAACCACTGACCTCCAACGAAAGTGCCTTGAAGCACTCTCAGCAGAATTTCCAGGACTTGTAAAGTTAGTTCGCAAAGAAGATCCTTCTTGGGTTACTGGAGAAGGTGAGAACTTCCGGTGGGAAGCTATTATATCATGGTCTGAAGCATATAAGGGCGGTGGTAACTCTTTAGAGGACTTCTTTTAATAAATAGTATATTAAAAGGAGTTTTTAGATGGCTGCACAGCAAGGTTTTGTTTACGAAGAATATACTACTAAGTTTCTTAAGAAATTTGGTTTGTCCGATGGAATCACTGCTGGTGCATCTCACACGCGTCCAGACCTCATGCTTACCGTTAGAGGTAAATCTGAGGGGTGTGAATTAAAAATATCCCCGACTGCGGGTGGTAGTTTAGTTATTAAAGCGTATGCCAATTCTAGACCGCATTGGAGGTTTGGTGATATTGAACATGATGATACTGAAAAGCAGTTCATGGTTGATCTTGCCAAGCAGTCTGGAGTATTGGATCAGATTAATAAAAAGTGGGATCTTCCTGTTTATAATATATCTGATAGATCCGGTGTATGGGAAACTCAAATGTTGAAGATCCCACTACGAGAGCGTTATGACTTTGACCTTAAGACATGTCCCGACATTAAGATGGCACTGCCTTCAGACTCAATGTCAAAATACTATAATCTAAAAAAGACATACTATATCAACGTAGGTACGCATGGGTTTTATCTACTTGGTAGTAAAGACCCATTAGGATTGAACGACCAGATGAAAGCGCAGGGCAAACCCCCTGTTCCAAAATTTGAACAACACTGTAGGATAACTGCTCGTGTGCGTTGTCAGTCAAAGGGTGTGACTAAAGCTGACGCGGCAGAGAAGTCTAAAAAGACTATTGGTGCTCAGGGGTATCAGTTTACTTTTACCATTGAATTTGCTCTGCCCAAGAACACCAGCCCCTACAATATTGCTCCTATCAGTGATGGTTCAGTTAGAATACTTGAAAATCAAGCAAAATATGACTGTCTAAAATAATCCCTTTACTTTATACCATTCCTGTGGTATAATATCTGTATTATGTACTCATTGACCATCTTCAAATCGTTATTTGATAAATACACCGACAAACGCTTGGACTTCTCCACTTGGGAGCAGTTCGAGAGCATGTTGTACGAACTATCAAAGAAACCAGGCTACAAGGGTTCTCGTGGAGACCCCAAGCAATCTTCCCCCTTAATATCCCCTGCTGTATATCATCCAGACACTACTCGTGCGAATAAGAACGTCATCGAGTGGGCCCACTGGGCTGCGGTAGACGTTGATGATCATACATTTGAAGGAGACTTACAGAATGAGCTTTACTCTAGGTTTGGTGATTGGTATTATGTGTGTTATAGTACTGCGAGCAGCACACTTGACAGACCAAAGTTCCGACTAGTCTTCCCACTTACTACGCCTGTCGGATCCGATAACATACGACACTTCTGGTATGCCCTTAATACAGAACTTGAGTCAATCGGAGATAGACAAACTAAAGACTTCAGCAGAATGTATTACGTCCCTGCGATATATCCTAATGCTCATAATTTTATCTTCAGTAATACTGGGAATCATATCGATCCTAGTGCATTGATGGAAAAACACCCGTATGTCGAAAAGACAGTTACGGGTAACTCGTTCTTTGATAAACTTCCTGAAGAGTTGCAGAACAAGGTTATTGAGCACCGCAAGAACCAAGCAAATAATAAAAACTTCGCATGGAAATCTTACCGAGACTGCCCATTCATTAATCGCAAGCTCCTTGCTGATTACCTTACTATCAGTGAGACCGGATGGTACTCTAAGATGTACTCGTTGATGGTTTCCATTGCAATGAACGCAGTCAAACGAGGATATCCTATTACTGCTGCTGAGATTGCTACTTTGTGTAGAGAGTTAGATATGGATAACGGTAATTGGTATGAGAACCGTCCGATGAAAGTTGAATCAGAAAGAGCAATTGAATATGCATACCGAAACGGATAATAAATGGCACACCCGATATATAAACCTTGCCAAGGAGGTTTCGGGTTGGAGTAAAGACCCTTCTCGTAAAATTGGTGCTGTTATAGTCGGAGAACATGGTCAGATATTATCACAGGGTTACAATGGATTCCCTCGTGGAGTGTTTGACTTAACCGAGAGGTACGACGATCGTCCAACGAAATATAAGTATGTTGTCCATGCTGAGATGAACGCCATTTACAACGCCACCCTAAATGGTGTAAAATGTCAGGGTGCAGAACTATATGTCTGGGGACTACCCGTTTGTTCTGAATGTGCAAAAGGTATCATCCAAGTTGGTATCACGCATGTACATATCCCTCAAGCTGCGTTTGGTGTCAATGTGATGTGGGATGAATCATTCGAATTCACTAAATCAATGTTTATAGAAAGCGGAGTTACCGTTACAATACATGAATAAAATTAACCTTATTATCCCTGCCGCTGGTGCTGCAACAAGACTAAGACCTCTATCTAGCAATACATCAAAGGCTATGGTTCGCGTCAATGGTAAACCCTGCATCGATTTTATCCTAGAGCAAGCGGGTGAACATGCTGAAGTGTCTGAAGTTATCATAGTAGATGGTGCATTTAACGATATCCGTGAATATGTTAAACGACGCTGGTCGAGCAAGTTGAATATCAAGTTTGTTAAACAAACTTCGTTAGACGGTCCTCTAAATGCAATTAAGATAGGTGTAGATTCTATCACTGATATGAGTATTCCTACAGTCGTTTGGCTTGGTGATGCTATTATTCTAGAGGAAGAACTTCCATTAGGTAAAGATTTTTTATTGACCAAAGAAGTCACTGATCATAACAACTGGTGTATGTGGAATGTGGTTAACAACACATTTCATGACAAACCCGTTGAAACTGTTCCTAATGCGGTCGCGTTGGTGGGATTGTATTCATTTTCCGACACTTTACGGTTTATGTCTGCTCTGGTTGATACGGATGGTCAGTATGATATCAGTTCTGCACTGGTTGCGTATCAGCGCAAGTATGAACCAATCAGTACTGAAAAATGGTATGATATTGGCGAGATCAGTTCTTACTACAAGACATGTGCGTCATTGTTATCGTTAAAGAGTCGTTCATTCAATACTATTTCTTATGACTCGGAACTTAATCTTATACATAAACAACCAGATTACCACAACATTGATGCGATACAAACCATTGATAGCGAGAAGTCTTGGTATAGAGGACTTGATTGGCGTCAAGAGTTGTTTGTTCCTAGGTTTATTGATTCTTCATCATCACTGACATTGTCTTACGAACCAGGATTGTTGTTGTCAGACTTGTTGATGTATGAGGACATTCCTGCTTCTACTTGGGAATATATCATAGATAAAATTTTCCATATCGTTACTCAGTATTTTCATGCGGGTAATGAGTCTGCGCAGAATGACCCTATATACACTTTCAGCACAAATTGTAAAAAGATATGGGTTGGTAAAACAGAAGATAGACTACGGGGAACAGTACTGCCGCATGATATTAAAGATCAACTTATAAGATATGCACATGAGATCTACAAGAACTGCAAGCCGGTGGCATGTATGCTTGGTGATTTACACTTTGGTAATGTATTATACAATGCTCAGAATGATAAAGTAACATTCATTGATCCTCGTGGTCAATATGGTGATATTGAAGGTGTTATGGGTGATAGTCTGTACGACTGGTCTAAGCTTGCTCAAGACTTGGTACTTGGATATAATCACTTACTTTCAGATATACCATACACACGCCAAGAAGAACTCACGGGTATATTCAAACGCATGTGTAAGAAATATGGAGTTGACTATAAACTTGCAGTTAAGGGTGGGGTAGTGTTACTGGCAACATGCATCCCATTGCATAATGATAACCTTGCGCGCCAAAAGCGTTTTGAAACTAAAGTAGTGGAGTATTTCGATGACAAGTCTTCGTTCCATAGTATTTGATCTAGACGATACCATATGTTTTCCCGACCACACTCAGTCTGAGACATATGAAAAATACGGTCGTGCTGCGCCTAATATCCCAGTCATCACGGCCATGCAAAAACTAGATGGCGCAGGATATCATATTACTATATTATCCAGTAGGAGAATGTTGACCCATGATGGAAACCTAGCAAAGATCATTGCCGATGTATCTGAAACCACTGTAGAATGGTTACATAAGCACAAAGTTCCTTACGATGAGCTAAAATTCGGAAAACCCTACAGCACAACTTATTATGTCGACGACAAAGCAATGACTCCAGAAATACTTTGCAATAATGTCGATAGTATGTTATAATGAACGTTATTCTAAACAGGAGACTATATGTCCTTACTTCAAAAACTTAAAGCAAATTCAAAAATCAAAGAGAGTGCATCTCTCGACAAGTCCAAGTTCTTTGGTGAGAAAGATCAAATCCCAACCGCAGTGCCGATGGTAAACGTCGCGCTTTCGGGTAAACTCGATGGTGGACTAACCAGCGGTCTTACTGTATTGGCAGGTCCTTCTAAACACTTTAAGACTGCATTCTCATTGTTAATGGCTAAGGCGTATCTTGATAAGTATGAAGATGCAGTTATGATATTCTATGACTCGGAGTTTGGTACACCACAAAACTACTTCACCTCATTTGGTATCGACACCTCACGGGTATTACATACTCCTATTACTGATGTAGAGCAGTTAAAGTTTGATGTAGTTTCGCAACTGGATAACCTTATTCGCGGTGAGCGAGTCATTATGGTTATCGACTCAGTTGGCAACCTCGCATCTAAGAAAGAACTTGAAGATGCTAAAGATGGTAAATCAGTTGCAGACATGTCGCGTGCCAAAGCATTGAAGGGTCTGTTCCGTATGATTACGCCATACCTCACCATGAAGGATATTCCTATGGTTGCGGTGAACCATACATATAAAGAGATCGGATTGTTTCCTAAAGACATTGTCGGAGGTGGTACAGGAATTTATTATTCAGCAGACAACATCTGGATCATCGGTCGTCAGCAAGATAAAGTTGGTACAGAGATTCAGGGTTATCACTTTATCATCAACATTGAGAAGTCTCGATATGTGCGTGAGAAATCTAAGATCCCAGTATCTGTTTCATACGACGGTGGTATCCAGAAGTACAGTGGTCTACTAGATATTGCGCTTCAGACTGGTTATGTTATCAAACCCTCTAATGGATGGTATCAGTTGGTTGATAAGTCCACGGGCGAGTTGATTGGTGGTAAGGTTCGTGAGAAAGATACACAGAAGAAAGAGTTCTGGGCAGATATGATGGCAAGTAAAGAGTTCCACAAAGAAGTATCTGAGATGTTTACTATTGGTCATCGCTCTATGATGGAATCTACTGAGGCAGAACTTGCATCAGGTGAAGAAGAGGAATATGTTGATGATAACGAGTGATGACTACACCTTTATGGAAAACCCAATGTCTGAAAGTTGGGCTATCCATATTAAAACCGGACAATACGAAGGTGTACAGTATTCATATGGTAAGATTGGGTTGAAGGAGTCTCTCGAACATGATTCTGCAACCCTCCAGTTCAACTATGCAGTATTAGACTCATGTGAGCACGACACTGATGAATTAGTCGCAAGTGCAGAATTTAATAATTATGTGGGAGATATTCTCTCCCATATCTTGACAGACTCTTTAGAAAACGATAGATTCAAATTAGGTAATAATGATAGAGCAGATGCAAACAACGGTTCTTAAGAACCTGATTCATGATGAAAACTATGTCAGGAGGGTATCACCCTTCCTGAAGGATATCTACTTTGACGGTGCGAACAAACATGTTTTCAATCTCATTGTAGATCATTTGGAACGGTATAACGCTGTTCCTACTAAAGAGGCGCTGAACATTGAAGTTCAGAATGCTGATAAAGTTGATATGGAGGTATTGAATGTCATTGAAGATGTCTGTGGTGGATACGAAACACCCAACGACAAGTGGTTGTATGACACGACTGAGAAGTGGTGTCGTGATCGTGCTATCTACCTTGCGGTACTGGATAGTTTTAATATTATTGATGGTAAGAACAAAGAATTAACTCCTAATGCAATTCCTGATATCTTGAAAGATGCACTTGCGATATCGTTTGATCCTAATATTGGTCACGACTACATTGAGAACTTTCAAGAGCGTTACGACTTCTATCATCGTGTAGAGGAGCGTATTCCATTTGGTCTGGAACTATTTGACGATATCACAAAGGGTGGTTTACCTAAGAAGACCCTGAACATATGTTTGGCCGGGACTGGAGTCGGGAAATCTTTGTTCATGTGTTCTGTAGGAGCAAACATGCTCACTCAAGGTAAGAATGTACTATACATCACTATGGAGATGGCAGAAGAGCGTATCGCAGAGCGTGTTGATGCAAACCTAATGAACATGCCAATTGATCAACTTGAGAATTTGTCGAAGGATATGTTCCAAACCAAAGTTGATAAGATCGCCGCTAAGACCAATGGTAAGTTCATCGTTAAAGAGTATCCTACTGGTTCTGCTCATGCGGGACACTTTCGCGCACTGTTGAATGATCTGCGTCTAAAGAAGAAATTTGTACCAGATATCATATTCATCGATTACCTAAACATTTGCGCTTCCTCCCGTATGAAGGGTCTTGGTGGTAGTGTTAACTCATACACATACATTAAAGCAATTGCTGAAGAACTCCGTGGTCTTGCCGTAGAGTTTAATGTGCCTATCGTTTCTGCTACCCAAACTACAAGATCTGGATTCTCGAATTCTGACGTTGGTCTTGAGGACACGAGCGAGTCGTTCGGTTTGCCTGCCACTGCTGACCTGATGTTTGCGTTAATAAGTACTGAGGAACTAGAGAAGTTGGGTCAGTTGATGGTAAAGCAATTGAAGAATAGATATAATGACCCAACACGCAACAAGCGGTTTATTATCGGTGTTGATCGCGCTAAGATGAAACTGTATGATGTTGAGCAATCTGCTCAGAGTTTAATCCAGGACACAGCACCAGCAGGAGCAATGCCAACCGATAAACCATTAAACACATTCGGTATGAATAACCGTAGTAACAATAAAGACTTTTCAGGAATAAGAGTATAATGACAAGACCAATAAGTGAATATTTTTCAGATCCATGTAAGGGTTTGCGCAGGAGTGCTCAAGTTCTAACCTACGGTATGACCGGATATATGGTTAGAATGTTTGAGGAGGGGCATATCGCTAGAGAGCACCTCATTAACGAGGGACAATCATTAGATTACGCTGAGGATTGTGCTGAAAATTGGGTAACAAGAGTAATTAAATGATACCAATTTATATTCCGACAAGAGGTACTGTAACCAAAACATACGATAACCTACCTGATTCAATTAAGAAAAGTGTTATTATGTTCACGGACAACATCGTTGACAGTATCCCTCTTGATCAACAATTATTATTTAAAGGGGGCATTGCAAACAAGCGCCAAGCATGTATTGATCATGCTATCAAGACCAACAATGAACATATGGTACTGGTTGATGATGACGCATTATTGTATAAGGTGATTCGTAATGAGGATGGTACACATAAAGCGGCAAAGGAACTTGCTGATGAAGAATCATACAAAAGTTTCTACGTTGATGCAATTCAACGATTCGTTGACGACGATGCCCTGACAATTATCAGTGATCATTCTCGGGCGTTTATCAATGGTAAAAATGAAACGAATAGTAACCTAAACAAATTTTGTATTCACGATCTTGCCAAGGTTAAAAAGAGTGGGTGCGTATATAACCGAATAACTATATTCGAGGATATTGATTTTTACCTACAGTTATTCAGAGCAGGTTATTCAGTGCGTAGAACAAAAATTATATCTTCAATCAATGATTCGAGTGATTATGTTGATATGAGTCCAGATAAATACACCGCAGTGTTCTTAGATTGGCAAGAGCACTTTCATCACAACGTAAAGATAACATGGGATACAGCCTCTATATTTGCTGGCAATAAAAGAGTTCCAGTAACAGTTAATATCAAATGGAAACCTATGGTATATGAAACCGTGGATTTAAATAATTTTTTTGAATAAGGCATAATATGGAAGTAAAGCTAGTAGCATATACGCAACCCACAGAAGAGTTTGCGGTTAAAGGAGTAGAAGATGTACAAGACCTCATTGCATTCTGCGCAAAAGTGTCAAATCCATCAGGGCAGTTCGACCTAGAAACTTCTGAGCGACTTATTAGGTATTTGGTCAAGCACCAGCACTGGAGCCCCTTGGAAATGGCTAGTGCCACTTTGGAAATCACCACTACACGTGATATTGCCCGACAAATTCTACGACATAGATCTTTCACGTTTCAGGAGTTCAGTCAGCGATACGCAGACCCGACCAAAGACTTAGACTTTGTTATTCGTGAAGCACGACTACAGGACACCAAGAACCGTCAGAACAGTATTGAGACCGATGACTTTGCCCTTACCGTATGGTGGACGGCAGAACAGCAACGCATTATCGAACTAGTACAAAGTACTTACAAACAGGCAATTGAGCGTGGTATTGCTAAGGAACAGGCTAGAGCGATCCTCCCCGAGGGTAACACAGTGTCTAGAATGTATGTACAGGGTAGTATCAGGTCTTGGGTACATTTTATAGCTCTCAGATCCGGTAACGGGACTCAGAAGGAACATATGGAGGTAGCCAGGGCAGTGGCAGGGGTGATTGCTAAAATCTTCCCTATGGGGTCTGAGTTCATCGCAGATATGTAATATTTTAGTATTAAGTTGTTTTAAAACCACAAAATACCCCTACACTTGCATGGGGTATTTTTTTATGTTATACTTCATTCATGAATTCAAAAAGCAATACCCGCTACCTAATCCACTTCAGTGGTACTACTATGGTATTCACTGTCAAGGCATGTGCGGAACTCTATGGAGGAATGTACAATACTCAAGTCGTTGAGGTACTGGTTTCTAATGACACCTAACCGTTGTTTTTTTACAACAATAATAACCCTACATTTGCAGGGGTTATCAAATTGTGTTATACTAGCTTCATGATAAAAATTAATTTCAATAGTTATATCAAGGGTACAGATCGTGCTCTTGTCCGTCGCGCAGTAGAATTCTTCATGCAGGAAGTCGTAACTGAGCGTAAGATTAATAATACCCATCTGACACTGAGTTTCCGCTCAATGGAAGATAGTGGTATGTGTTCAGTATCTGATGATGACAATGTTTCGCGTCCAACTTGTTTTGATATGGACGTTGATGGTAAATTATCAATCAAGGAAATATTGATCACAATTGCACACGAAATGGTCCACTTGGGTCAGTTTCGCAACCAGAAATTGTTCATGAGTTATACCAGATTCAAATTCAATGGTAAGGTCTACCGCACGGATTGTTCATACAAGAACCAACCGTGGGAGAAAGAGGCATACCGCATGGAAAAAGTATTGTATCGTAAATTTATTAAGGAAGAATCATCACTATGAAAACTAAATTTGACTTGGTAGTATACTACCTCATTAACCCATCTAAGACACTGACTAAGACCCAAGAGCAGAATACTAAGGTGGTAGACAAAGTTTTGAAACCTAAGAACGCCCGCGTGGTCAAGTTCAGGTAATACTGATATGAAACTATTAGTAATAGGTCATGGTCGACACGGTAAAGATACCGTATGCGAAATACTGCGCGACAAGTATAAGATGAGGTTTAAGTCTAGTTCGGAGTTTTGTGCAGAACTATTCATCTATGATGTGTTAAAAGATCGATATGGATATACCTCTCCAGAGCAGTGTTACAATGATCGGCATAACCATCGAGCAGAATGGTTTGATATGATATCAGATTATTGTAAGGATGATGCTGGTCGTCTGGGTCGTGCCATATTTGAATCTAACGAAATATACTGCGGACTAAGGAATAGTCGAGAGTTTAATGCTATGAAAAACGCTCAGGTGTTTGACTGCGCAATTTGGGTTGATCGTAGTACGCATCTTCCACTAGAACCAACGGATAGTATGAATCTAGAACAGTGGATGGCAGATTATACCATTGATAATAATGGTTCCAAGGACGAACTGTTGCTGAATGTACACACCTTAATGACGACACTTAATGTCAGGAGATATATTGCATGACTACCGACCAACAAAATAATGCGCTCGATAAGTTGAGTGAAATTACACAAGAAGCAGAAGCTGCCAGGCAAAGATTTGAATCTAAAGTAGATGGATGGTGGGATAGTTTATCTGAGCAGGAACGCGAATGGGCATTCTACTCAGTATGCAAACGGTTATATCAAGGTGAAATTAAAGAACGCGGAACTTACCGCTATGTGCTGTACGATGTATTTGGATTTAATGCAGGCATGTATACTCAGGGCATGGACTGCGGGTTTATGGCATTACATAATAGCATAATGACCGAAGATCAGTTTAACGAAGCGAATAAGTGGATGTGTGAATAACTCGATGGAAGTTAATATGTCGAAACCTAAATGTTATCAGCTGATCGGTGTTCCTAGTTCGGGTAAAAGTACTTGGGTAAATAGTCAAAAGTGGGGACTTATCTGTGCGTATGTCAGCACCGGCCGATATGTTGAAGCATACGCCGAAAGCGTTGGATTGACTTATAGTGAAGTATTTCATGATGTAATGCCAGGCGCTGTTGCTGCTATGGTAGACAGTGTTGAACTTGCCAGTAGTATGAAACAGGATGTGATCTGGGATCAGACCAGTGTGAGTGTAAAAAGTCGTAAACGCAAGTTTCAACTATTACCCAACTACGAACACATTGCTGTGGTGTTTAAGACACCAGACCAGACTGAACTGCTCAAGCGCTTGGCAACACGGCCTGGTAAGAATATTCCCTGGCATGTTATGGAAGACATGATTAAAAACCTAGAGATGCCTACTGAAGAAGAAGGGTTCTCGGAAATTTGGTATGCTGAATGATTGAAATACTTGTAGCAATTTGGGTAGCAACCATAATAATAGGAATGGTAGAATGAATAAATTATTTTTGGACTGTGAATTTAACGGTTTCGGCGGCAAGTTGATGTCCATGGCATTGGTTCCAGCAGGACATGAACCTGAGTTCTATTGTGAGATCGAAATGACCGACCAGTTGGATCCATGGGTTGCTGCAAATGTTGTTCCCCATATGACTGAGGCTCCTGTCGCCTACAGTGAATTCCAACAACGTCTGTGTCAGTATCTCATCAACATGGAGAACATCCTTATTGTTGCTGACTGGCCAGACGATATTCGTTACTTCTGTGAAGCACTTATTACTGGCCCTGGCGAAAGAATTAATACTCCAAGTGTGATAAAGTTTGAACTGGACCTCAGCATCGACTATGTGTCAGCAGTTCCACACAATGCATTACATGATGCTCGTGGTATTAGAGATTATTTTACTGGATAGAAAAAAATGAAGACATTTGTGACTTCAGATTTACATTTTTCACACAAAAACATTATTAACTTTTGTCCACAAACTCGTGGACACTTCTCTGACATCGATCAAATGAACGAGTGGATGATTGCCGAATGGAACCGCAAAGTTGATGCTGGTGACTTGGTATACCTCTTGGGTGATATTGCATTTTGCAATGGCTATGATGCCAGTAAATATGTAAACCGTTTAAATGGTCGTAAGATCTTGGTGCAAGGCAACCATGATGTAAAAACGCTGAAGGATATACATTTTAAAAATGCCTTTGAAGAAGTGCATCATTATCTAGAGGTCAACTATGAGGGTTCCAAATTTGTTATGTGCCATTATCCGATCTTTGATCACAACGGCGCTAGCTATGGTTCTATTATGTTGCACGGTCATCGTCATGGTAATCCTACTGGAATCCCTGGCCGTATTATGGATGCTGGTTACGATGCTACTGGCGACATTGTGACTGAACTGGATCACATCATCACAAAGATGTCAAAAGTTGCCCATATGGATCACCACTAACCGATAGGTAATACTTCAGTACTACTGTTGCATAAAAACCACAAATATCCTTTATTTTACTGGATATTTGTGGTTTTGTCGTTTTTGTGTTATAATATACACATAGACAGCAACAAGAAGCACACTATGATAGACAAAATTACTCCTCAACGGCCGGCTAGCGGTAAATTGACTCCTCGTCAACTCAGTGCTGATGTACAGGCTTTGATCAAACAAGCCAATACCCGCCAGAACGCACAACAACTACTAGCGGATGCCGCAGACATTC